TCCCTCATGGCCACTACGCATGAATTCAGCGGCAACAGCACTTTTAAAGACTTTAGCCCTAGAAGTCAAAAACCTCTGCGACCCTTTAAAACCCCAATAGGTATTAACACTAGGCGGAAAAGGTATCGTTAATTTAATTTCTTTATCTGTCATACATTGCCCAAAGTGTGTATAATACTTTCAGCACAATCGGTGCTATGTTCAAAAAAGGGAGTAAGTATGAGTAGAGTATATGACCAATGGCTAGACAGCCACAAACACGATTCAGACGAGTTCATGCACGAATTCGAGACGCGCACAGACCGCTATCTACAAACTGAATGCAATCCCAAAGACTACGAAAGATTCATGGATGCGTTATTTGACGCAGACCTTGAGGCGCGTAAAAAGGATTTAACTGAGGCCATTGCCAATGATGATGCCAAATGGCTCGGTCAAATCATTTTGCATTTAGTTTATGACTATTGCGAAGACAGGGCAAAACAGTTAGCAAAACAAGACATGGTGAAATTATGAAAACATTTAACGAACTTCGCACAATCAATGTTGGCAAAAACATTGAGAAAAAAGGCAACCTGTCATACTTGTCATGGACATGGGCAGTAGATACATTGCTTCAAGAAGACCCAACAGCGCATTGGGAATTTCACGAGCCTAAAGCCTTTGGAGACACTTTGATGGTGTTTTGCACTGTTCACGCGGTAGGCAAATCGATGACGATGCACCTGCCAGTTATGGACAACCGCAACAACGCAGTTAAAAACCCTGATGCGCGTAAAGTATCAGATGCCATGATGCGATGCCTGGCTAAGTGCATTGCTTGTTTTGGAATCGGCTTGTACATTTATGCAGGCGAGGATGTGCCAAAAGAGGCGCAAGAAGAAGAACTGGACCAAATGTCAATGACAGATGCAATCATGGCATCACCAGACCTTGAGCAATTGCGTGAGGTTTATTTTGCAACTGTCAAACAAGCCAAAGGCAATCAAGACTTGCTGACCTTGTTAGAAGCGGCCAAAGATGCACGAAAAATGCAATTGACGGGGGCCGCATGATTCAGCCCTACATCAACATTGAGCAAGGCTCAGACGAATGGAAACTGGCTAGGCTTGGCCATGTAACAGCCAGCAACATTGCCGAAGTAATGAGTAAAGGCAAAGGAACGACAGAGGCGGTCGGTCGATACAAGTACAAAGTCAAAATTGTTGCCGAGCGTTTAACAGGCACAGCAGGCGAATCCTACACAAACCCTGCTATGCAATGGGGCATTGAGCAAGAGCAATTTGCCTGTATTGAATACGAAGCCGCCACCAATCAATTTGTAGACAAAACAGGCTTTTGGCTGCACCCAGACATTCAATGGCTTGGCGTATCCCCTGACAGACTGGTTGGCCAAGAGGGACTCATTGAAGTGAAGTGTCCAAATACGACAACGCACTTGGATTACCTGTTTGAAAACAAAGTGCCATCAGAGTATTACAAACAAATCCAATGCCAACTGTGGGTAACTGGTCGCCAATGGTGTGACTTCGTTTCCTACGACCCCAGACTGCCCAAACGCAATCAATTACTGATTGTTAGGACAGAACGCGATGAAAAACTCATTGCGGAAATGAAGACAGAAACCGAGAAATTCTTGGCCGAAGTCACTAATCTAATCATCAAACTCGGAGAGTAAATCATGGCTGTAAATAAATTCATTGGCATTGGCAACTTGGGGCGCGACCCTGAAATGCGTTTTATGCCGGACGGCAAGGCAGTGACCAACTTTAGTATCGCAATCAGCGAAAAGTACAAAGACAAATCAGGCGAGGCCAAGGAAGTCACAGAATGGGTCAATGTGGCGTTTTTTGGCAAACTGGCTGAGATAGCAGGGGAATATCTGAAAAAAGGCTCTAAGGTCTATATCGAAGGCAAGATGAAGACAGAAAAGTATTCCAAGGATGGCGTTGACCGCTACACCACTAAAATCATTGGTGAGAAAATGGAAATGCTGTCCAGCAAGGGTGAGGAAAGAAAAGCAGCGCCAGTAGAAGAAATGGAAGATTCTGAGATTCCTTTTTGACCTAAAATGATGCGTAGTTGCCACTTAGGGGATGCTGAAAGGTGTCCCCTTTTTTTGTATTATTTTTGCAACTATGATAAAAAACCCTTGTTTATCTATATAATACTACTCATGGCAACATCGCCATGTGTTCTGAAAGAAAGTAATCATGACAGATTCTCAAGTTATCGCCTCAGTAATTCGTTACCTCCAAGCCGAGCGTGGCGCAGTTTCTTGCAATGTTCATTTGCCAAGCGGCAAGAATGTTGTTGTGTATGTGGACGGAACTGTCCAGTACTAAATCTAAACAGGGCTTCGGCCCTATTTAAAGGAAACGAAACATGATTAAAGATACATTTTTGGCCATTGCGATTGGTGTTGTGATGGCACTGATATTGATTGAATGGGCAGTTGGATGCGGAGAGACATACACCGATTCAAAGGGTGTTGAGCATCGCCAAACCTGTGTGTTTGTAAAAGGCGGTGTATGAATGAGTTGGCTCTTTTCGCAGGCGCTGGTGGAGGAATACTTGGTGGACACCTCCTTGGTTGGAGAACAGTCTGTGCAGTTGAGTGGGAACCCTACCCAGCAAGCGTACTGTGCGCCAGGCAAAATGACGGACTTCTCCCGCCTTTCCCGATTTGGGATGACGTACAAACCTTTGACGGAAAACCTTGGCGAGAAATTGTTGATGTTGTATCTGGAGGATTTCCATGCCAAGACATCTCTGCTGCAGGAAAAGGAGTCGGAATTGAAGGAGAGCGAAGCGGGATGTGGCGAGAAATGGCAAGGGTCATTCGTGAAATACGACCAAGATATGTGTTTGTGGAAAACTCATCAATGCTCACTTCTAGGGGACTTGGAGTTGTTCTCGGAGAATTGGCCTCAATGGGGTTTGATGCGAAATGGGGAGTGTTGGGAGCAGCAGACATTGGCGCAAACCATCAGAGGGACAGAATCTGGATTGTCGCCAAATGGCGTGGACAGCTTCCACACGCCCAACACGACAGGATTAGATGGTGGGAGCAACAGCAGGAAAGCATTGAGAAAGAGGGAAGAAATGTGGCCAACACCAGTTCACAGCGAGGCCAGGCAGGGTCTACAGATTCGCAGGGAGGGCAAGAAAGGCACTCAAACGAGTCTCAGCACAGCGGTTCTAACTTGGCCTACACCTCGGACAAAGGGGATGTGTGGCGGGAGTGGGAGTTGGGATTTGTTGAACAAAAACACAACAATCGAAGAGGCTCGGCTAATGGGAGCAGGAAATGGTGGTCAACTGAACCCAACGTGGGTCGAGTGGCTCATGGGGTGGCCTCTAGGGTGGACAGACTTAAAGCCATTGGCAATGGACAAGTGCCTTTATGTGCGGCTACAGCATGGAGAATCCTAAAATGACATTCATGGTCACTTTTAAGGTTGACGCTGACCCTGTTGGCAAACAAAGAGCAAGATACGCCAAACGTGGAAACTTTGTCCAAACTTACACCCCTGACAAAACAAGAAACTATGAGTCTTTAATCAAAGAAGCCGCAATAGAAGCAATGGGAAGTAGCGAACCATTGGAAACCCCTGTAACGCTGTATTTATACATTCGTGCGCCAATCCCTAAGTCTTTGCCCAAAAAGCGCATAGAAGCCTGTTTAAACGGCTTGGAGAAGCCAATTAAGAAGCCTGACGCATCCAATGTGCTTAAAAGTGTAGAAGACGCTATGAATGGAGTTGTTTACAAGGATGATTCTCAGATCGTGAATATCCATGTTTCCAAGGTTTATTCAAGTGTTTCAGGAGTAGACGTTTGCATAAAAGAATGCTTGGATTAGGGTAAGTCCTAATAGAAAACTTTGCAAAACAGGAATAACATTTAATTTTTAAACAGGAGTGAATGATGGAAAAAACTTGGGAATTTGACACAACCACAGGCGAAGGTAGTGAGATCGTCACAGTAGTTTACGAGTATGAGAACGATGGTGAGACTACTTACAACGAGTCAATCAAAGAGGTTTGGTTTGAGGGCAGAAACGTCATAGGGCTATTCTCTGACGAACACTTCAAAGAACTAGAGATGGAAGCGGCAATGCGTTTTCAGCATCACAAACTCAACTACAAGTATGAGGATGTATGAACGAACCTACTAAAGCCATCCAATACTTAATTGATACTGCTCCACTATATTCAAAGGCCAAAGCCACTAGGATGTACTTAGAGGAATTCAGAAAATCCCGCAAGGCTCAACTTATGAGCCAGGCAGGGACTGAAGTACTTGGCAAACAGGAAACTTATGCCTATGCTCACCAAGACTATATTGAGATTTTGGAAGGAATCAGGCAAGCTGTCGAAACCGAGGAAAAGTATCGATGGTTAATGACCGCTGCACAAGCCAGAATCGAGTGCTGGAGAACCGAGCAATATAGTGCCAGAATGGAAATCAAGGCCACCCAATAATGCAATCAAAAAACAAACTGAAACCAAGTGCAGGAGAAAGGTTACACATTGCCAAAATTAAACTCATGCCATGCATTATCTGCCAATCACCACCACCAAGTGAATGTCACGAAATCAACCAGGGACAATGGTTTACATCAATGCCACTTTGTGCAGATTGCCACAGAGGATCATTAAACGGCATTCATGGACAGCGCAGAATTTGGAACGTCTACAAAATGGACGAGCTTGCAGCACTAAACGAGACAATCAGAACCCTAATGCTAGACAAAAACCCGTCTAGAACCGATTTAAACGAGTTTTGAGCCATTTTTTATCATGGGTGCATAGTTGGGTAGCATAGACACAAAAAAAGCCCCTTAAAGGCTTATATTTTAGACAAGAAAAAACCCTCCGTAGAGGGCTTGAATTTATCGTTTTGTAAGTATTCGCAAAATTAGGGCAAGGGTTGCATAAATCATTCTTGCCCCCTAATCAAATCATTGTCACGATAACATGAATTAAAATCAGGCCTACCGATTTCAATTTCAACTACATAAATATCACCACCATATTCATGCCACCAGTCATTGGGCAGATGATACTGTTTTGCGTGATTATTTAATCCTTTTTTAAGGTGTTCTCTAGCAAGTGTTTCATTTTCGGCATAAGCTTCAAATTGAAAATTCCAACTGTCTAAAATGGCTTTGTAAAATACTTGTTTAGACATAATGAACCCCTTTAATTTGAACAAAACCCGATTGATCCTTTTTGGCTTTCCCTTTGGCATACAAAGCCACTACTACGTTTTTGGGTTCAATATGTCTAACGTCTGTGTCGTCTCCATCGATAACATTCCAAGATCGGAAGCTTGTAGGGATATCCTCTTTCTTTTGAAAAACTACCGCAACCCTAGAGTTATTGGGGTTTGTCAGCCCCTTGATAGAAATTGGCTTTGGGGTAATACTAGAGAACGAAAAGGTTAAATCGTAATTCTCATAGGTTTTGCCATCTAAATTTCTTGATGGGTGTTTTGTGTAATCATAAAATTGGACATCGGGAAACAGTTGGAAAATCGTTTCACCCTTGGCAATGATGTAGTTTTCCCAACAAATGTCACTAGTTCCATTTAAACGAACCAGGAGCTTTTGGTCATTATTTCGGGCAGCGGAATAGTGCAAGCGCCAAATATCTGCACAAAGTGAGAGTAAAAAAGCCCTTTGGTTTGTATACCAAAAATCTGTTTTGGCTTGTCTAGCCTTTTGAACAGAATTAAAAGCTCCCCTGCCCGATGAGTAGAGACAACCCTCCATGCAACCCGCAAGCCTAGCCAAAGGGCATAGATTCTCATCGGGTGTTAGATAGAGGATGGCTGTTAAATAGCCTAGTTTTTCCCCTTTTACTGTTTTAGTTGATGCTGTACCCAACAGAGTTTTGTAAGGTAAGCCCTCATTTTGGAGGATCATTTTGTAAGGATTTCGCATATTAACACCTATTAAAAAAGTTAAAAATTACAGTTTTTCCCATTGGTCAACATCTAGATACCCCAAAAATTGGGCATCGTCCGTATACCAACCTATGGCACATTTTTGACCAACAATGGGAGGTTGTTCACCCATTGAATCGGTAATCAAAAAATAACCAAACTTTTCCCGACCTAATGGGTGTGGCATATATAGACCATTGAACCCCCCACATAAAGAGATTGTTTCAAGCTTCATTCTTTGCCCCTATCTCGCTTCTAATATAAGCTTCAAAGATAGATTCAATAATCTCTTTTCTATTGCCTGAAAAGAACAAACCCGCTAAATCTCCCGTTCCCACATTCATTTGCTCTTGAATAAATGCACAAGCAACATCTAAGGCAGATTCTGCTAAATCGTTTATTTCTTTGTTTGTATATGATTTCATATTTACACCTATTATTAACATTCTGTGGAATAACCGAAGTGAGCATTCAGCAAAGCCAATGCATCTACAGTTTTTTGATCTAGTTTGTAATGCTCCAAGGGATTGACTACAAAACGACCACATTCGCTGAAATTTGGGTTAAAGATAGTTGAACCCTCTAGTTCTATTGCATAGACAGGTTCATCGTTTACATTGTTTATGAGAATGAAATTCATTGTTAACACCTATTAAAAGTTGATTGAGAGAGAAATTTTAGTCAATAACCAAATGCCTGGAAACTAGGGATTACCCTAGCTGCCGAACACTATTTCGTCAAAACGTCAAAATAAGCCAATAGACCAACACACAGGATAAGCCCTGCAATGATGGCTGTGAGAATGTCTTTGTGGTTGTCGTTCATGGTTTGCTCCAAATTTGGTCAATCTTAGCGATAACTTCATCCCATGAATCTGTCTCCAAAAGGTACTCTACATCATTGCATAGATCATCATTTGGAAGGATTGTCAGAAAAAATTGTTTCCCTCCACATTCCCTCCGATCTTCATCGGCATAATTCACCCACAGAGTGACATAGGTATCCTCTGTTAGCTTTCTCTCAAATGATGGGCAAACATTGTTGTGCCATGAAGTATCTGTGAAACCCTCAGGAATTGTTGGGATTTCATAGTCAAAAAATCTAAATTCTCTTTTGTAATTTTGTTGCATATTCACACCTATTAAGATCACTTTCCGATTGAAAGTACAGTAAGAATAGCATCAAAAAAATAAAAAACTATTAGGACAAACCCTAATAAAGTACAATTATTTTAATTTAATTCTTTTAAGGTTAGACAATGGCTAGACCTCCAAAGATAGACACAATCCAATTCCGCAGAAAACTAGACAACCCTAAACGACAGATTCTGTTAACAGTAGGACAAGGGAATATTTCACAGGGATTCGAAAACCTATTAGCCCTCTACCAACACTTGCATTCATTGGGATACAGGATAGATGAACCATTTGATAGACTAGGGTTAGTTACTAACTATGTTGGTAATAAACAACAACCCCAAACAAAGGATAGTCTAGTAGATAGATAAGGGATAGATAGAGGGAATGAATAAACAAACACAATGACAAACAATAATTCAAGTACCCTGAAAAAGGTGCACCAGAGACTCTCCCAACTTTATGCAAAAAACGCATAACCTTTGCACTAAGGGTAAACCCTAGGTTGGGTGAATGATGGGGGGGGAGGGGGTGGTGATGGGTGGTAGAAATTTGTGGTACTTCCTATCCTCAGAAAAAGGGAAAATGGGAA